GCCAACAGCGCCTATACCCTGGCCCGCATTCAACAGGGTATTACTTACTTGCTGCGCGGCACCACTACCAATCTGCCCCGCTCTAAGCTCATTACCAGCCACCGTGTTCTGAACACCAGAAGCTAGGTTTCCTCCTGCAATGGCCGTGTTCGCACCGGCCTGACCAGTATTGAGATTCAAGCTTCCCGCTTGTCCTGCCTCGCTAACACCTAAATTGCCGCCTTCAATAGCTCTTCCAGAGCCTGTTCCTAACGCCGTTTGGACCAAGCCACCGCCACCCTGCGCCGATTGCGCAGCGGCCTGTGCCGCTCTTTGAGCTTGCAAGAAGTTTGTGCTTTGCGCTTGGTTCAAGTAATCAGACTTAGTGTCCTGCAACCTTTGAGCTAGCTGCGCAGACCGAACGCCCTGTCTGGACCCACCAAACGCACCCGATTGCACTGCCTCTGCATTTGCTTGATTCTGCGCGAACCTACCCTGCTCATTCAATCGACGCAAATTGTCATTTATAACAGCATCTTGATATGGGTCCATAAACGCTGCACCACCGCCAGGACCAGAAAGTGCTCTCATTTGTTCTTGCGTAGCCTGTGCATTCTGCACCGCCGCCGCCGTGAGTTGTTCCTCTCTAGTCATAGCTCCTTGCGCAGCGCTCGTTCCGCGAGAGATATCGCCACCAACCTTGCCAAAAGCATCTGAGATGTACGAGTCGGCTAGATTCTGGGCGCGTGTAGCAGATTGCTCTGCTCTATCCCCGGCTGCTCGCGCACCCATAATGCCTTCTTTAGCTAACGTCAGCCCCTCTTCCGAACGGGCAGGAGCATTGCCAATCATCGTTGCTGCGTCATCAAAATAGGTTTTGCCTTGATTTAGGATATCCCTTCCCTCTTGGAAGTAAGAATCATAAGCACCCAATCCCTCCCTAGAAGAGTCGAGAGCTTCTAAAAATCCCGGAGCATCAACCAAAGTGGGGACGTAGGAATCTGGTGCGCGATCTTCATAGGGTAGCGGATTTCCATCTTCATCTTTAGGGAAGAGATAATCTTCCAGGGTTTTTGCGTAGCCTATCTGTCTACCTTGAGTCTGCTGGTTAGCATCTAGGTCGGAAAAATCCGGAAAATTATCCTTATCAAAAGATAACGGAGCTCTAGGCTCTCTAGGTTCTCTAGGTTCTCTAAGTATGCTGTCGAACATACCCGAGCTGGGTGGTGGAAACCTGGACCTATCAAAATCGCCAAACATACCGCCATCGATATCTTTGCTAGGATCGTAACCCCTATCTCCGTAGACTTTTCCTTCTGAGTTTTTTGCCGCTGCTGCTTCATAGTCAGCCCGAGTTGCAAAACTGGTCATTACACGCGCCTCTCAAAATCTTTCATCATAGAGTACATGCGTTTTATACCGTTTTTCTGACTGCCATTTCCCGCACCCGCAACAGCATTTCTAGTCATAACGAACTCTCCAGGTTCCAACATCGCCGGTACAATATCTCCTAACCCCTTGCTAGGAATTTCCCCACCCTTTTTAACGAGCATCGGTCGCTGTGGTGGGCGGAAATCAGGGTTTTGGCCAAGGTTGATTCCAGGTGACCCGACCCTAAACGCTTGAGCAAAAAGGCTGTTTGCTTCTTGTTCCTTCTTTTTAGCCTCCTCTATCCGCTTATTTTCCTCCTCTTGTTCTTGGTAATTGAGGAAAGCAAGTGCCCCTCCACCAAGAATACCGAGCTTATTGTTGTCCAGTTGCTCTTGGGCAGCGGTTTTGACGAAGTCCACTGCATCGGAAGGAAATGCTGCTAGTTTCTGTGCAAATGTCAAATCACCTCCATTCGGTAATTTTGCATTAGCTAGGTCTTCTAGGGGTACTCCGAAGTCACGAAGATTTTCGGTCCCAGAAATCGTTGAAGACGCAACCCGTGGAAGCGCAACCGTAGGCGTGTTGACCGTCGTCCCAGCAAGACCGGGCTTGAACGCACTACCATCTAAATTAAAGGGTGCGGTGCCGGTATATGTCTGGGATGCAACAGGAGCTACCTGAGCAGCCTGAATAGGAACTGCCTGAATAGGATCTATAGGGTCAAAGAAATTTCCCACAGCATCTGTTTGAAACGCTTTAAACTCTTCAAAAGGAGCGTCTAATCCAGGTATACTTTCTGCAAGGTCCAACCCACCAAATCCTTTGAAGAGTCCTGCCGTGCCCGCAGAAAACGCGGCCCCTTTCAAGGCATCTTTAGTAGAAGCACCCGTTAGTTTAGAAGCCGCAAAGCTGCCAATTCCAGAGGCAATAGCACTTCCAGCGATTCCCGCAGCCGTAGCCCCTAATCCAAAGGTAGCTCCTAAAGCCGTACCAATGCCAGGAGCAATAAACGACCCGGCAATAGCACCCAAAATAGGCGCAGCCTTTATAAAGATACTTTTAAGGCTGCTAAACAGCTTCTTGAAAAAGAACTCCGGCTTACCCGTTACGGGGTTCAAACTGTTAAGCTCGTTACCAACAACGTAACGTTCCGGCTTTAATCCCATCTCTTCCATCTGGGAAAAAAGCATCTTTTTCAGGTTCGGAGAGCTGTCCAGCACCTCCATAGGCACAACAGTCTCACCCTCGGCAGCATGAACAACGTAAATATCGCCCTCACGACCAAACCGCTCGAGCATATCCGCCGCACCACGAATATTCGCTATCGCGCCGGGGGGCACTATCTCCTGATTAGCGTAAGAAGCGATTCCATTCATGACCACACCATACGGTTTATATCACGTTATAGCAATCGTCACCGACCCGACAGAGCCAGTGGCAAATAATCCCGGCGGGGAAACAACGTCTCCTAAAGCAATGAAAACTTGATTCCCCAACCGGTAAAGCGCCCCGACCTCCAAGCCTTGGTCACTTGTAGGGAGGTCAGTAAGCGTAATTTTCGTACCCCGCATCTCGCCTGGGTTCTGCAAATTCTGCTGCAAATTGTAGATAGCACGAGTTAAAGCCGCTTGCGACTCTGGCGTGTATTGCAGAGGCGCAACCGGCAGTATCTGATTGAAATTTAAAAGCCGACTAGTCATCGTCTTCCATCTGGTCGTAGGTCAATTCTGGGTGTGCCCAACCGCCATTGAACATTCGTCGTAGAATTTTCTACCTTCAAAGCAACAGACCGCCCCCGCATACGCACAAATACCTGATTAGTGAACTGTTCCACTGGCGACGTAGAAGTTCTAGTGACTGTGTTGTTGCTCGTTTCATTGAACGTCGCTCCTGGGAAATTTCTAGTCAACAAACTAAATGTCACTACAGGAGAAGACTCTGTCGAACCATCAAACGTAACATCAGGTATCATTCGGCGAACAAACATCAACTGCTCACCATCGCCAATATCTATTTGGCTCGTTTCTATAGAAGAAGCTAAAGCGGAAGCTGGATCGCTACTACCATCGTTGAGTCCGTTTTCGTGAAGATAAAGGTACCTGTCAACCCCAGTGGCAATGGGAAAGTCTTCGACCCCACGATCAATCCAAGCAGTTCGCGTAAGAATTCCATAATACCAAACCTTCTGCTCATAGTTGTAAACGACATATCGATCGATTTCATCGCTGGCGCTACTAGGGTAGAACCACCAAACCTCACCGAAAGAGCTGTTGCTACAAGCGAAAATCTTTTCCCGCTGCAAAAGGTTTATATCGTTGAAAACATATCCTCTCAAAGTGCAGGGTAACTTAGCCGTGTTTCCTGCATAAACGTAGAAATCCTCTATCCCCATCCAAAACACAAGGTCTTGCACGGCTTCCACCGCATTGGGACTCATGATCGTAGTGTTGCTGGCAATCTGGTTAATGCCAAAAGTGAAAGGAGGGCCGATGAATTGCATACTGTGCAGGGACACATCAGTGAAAACCAAGGTTTCACGGTTCGTTTCCACCGCAGCAACGAAAGTCGTTCCAACACCTAACCGCAAATCCCCTGCCGTATTATCCGCCGTCGAAGCCCAATCAGTGAACGATTCTTGGTTACTGAACCGAATAAGCAAGGGGTCTTGCACACCAGCATTGGTTTCTGGATCGCATCCAAAAGCAAGAACATGACGATCTTTGTCTGAAACCAGAATTTGTTTAGCAACCTGTGGCTGACTTGTGCCCGTCGCCGCCGTAATGTTTGTAGCTCTATTACTTGGAGAGGTCGCATCCCAATAGTAAATGCCACCATCTCTTGGGTTGATCAACAGATCTTCACCAAAACTGTCATGTGACCAAAGCCTTAACGTTCCAGTCTCTACACTTTCCGTACTGGCACTTCCGTAACCATCGGCACCCCATGTTCCCGCACCCCAGCCAGAGCCTAAAACAACGGTGTTCAACCCGATATTAATCTGGTAGGCAGCGGTGACAGTACCACCATTTCCTGAAGCAGAGGCGTTAGCGGTCACACTAAGGGTGATAAGGTACACATTAGAGGAAGTAATAGAAGCAATTTCATGCTCTGCGTTCAAGATCGCCGCTGTTACGTTTCCTCCAAGAGAAGTAGCGCCACTAAACGTGACAAAATCACCAGCTATTGCACCATGAGAAGTATCCGTAACAGTAAGGGTGGTAAACCCATTGGAAGCAGCAAAAGGACCACTTAACGTGGCCGTTTCTCTAATCGGGGTGATATCAGTGTAAGCACCACCCGAAGCCAAATAGTATTTTAACTGAGTGCCAAGCCCAATGTACGTTGTACGGGCAAGAGTGACAAACGGATGCAAAGCGCGGCAAGTGCCTAAAAATCGGTTAGCCGACTGCTTTACCCAACCACCTATTTGTTCCGGAAATCCTTCCCGAAAACGGATAAGGTTGCTCGATCGATAGCCGCCTTCGTTAGAATACGAAGTCTTCTCTCGATCTACGCCCGGTCTAAACTGAAGTCTAGTTAGTGGCATTGTTCTTCACTCTTAAGGGCTGGAGGAAGGTTCAGTGGGCCAAGTTATGTTAGTCGGATCAGACTGTGATGTGGTTATATCCCTAAGTTGCTGCCGATACGTTTGCCATTGAGTGACTTCTGAAGACGTTAGAGCAACGTCTGCAACCTGTGTCCAATCACACTCGTACAGCTTTACATCCCTAACTTTACGAACATGAGCCCATTGCGCTTGGGACAGGTACAGGCTGGGATTGCTTTCATACGTCTGTTTAGCCGTTTCTAAAGCCCCTTGAGTCACGGGTGCGTAGAACACGTTTCCATTTCGAATGAAACAATTCTCAATCGTCGTCCCTGCAAGCGTGGCCAAGGTTGGCATATGCCACTCTAAATCCACCGATACAAAAGAGGTCTGTAGTATATCTCCGGACATAACCTACTCCAAAATCGTAACGGCAACCGTGAGGGGCAGATTCCCTGTTCCAGAACCAGCCGATAAAGCCATGTACTTCCAAGCATACAGCCTTCTAGAGTTAGTAGCTGATGAATTTATCAAAGGCATCTCAAAAACATTAGAAGCAGAAATGGCCCTGATTCCTCGATAGTTGTAGGTGCCATTATCGGAAATGTTGGCTGCTACCAGATTGTAGTTTCCAGAACTCCCCGTTCCAGGAATACCAGAAGAACCAGCTACCGCTGCGCCTACGGCGACAACGCTAGAAGATGTTCCGAGCATGGTGCTTGCCGTCATCAAAACAGCGTTAGCATCAGTGGGAATAGTAAAGTAGTTATTAGAGTCATCTGCGATGCTGCTGGTATCGTACTTTACGTCTCCAGAAGCGAACGTGAATTGAGTCCATGTGTCATGGCTTGTTGAAACAGCGTTTCCAACCACCACACACCCGCGAAGTTTCTTTTCTGAATTAACGAGGATGAAATCTGTTCCGTCATAGATAGCGGAGTAAATGCCACCAGAAATCAACTCGCCTCCAGCAAGAGCCTCCCCATAAACCGTTTTTATCGCTTTAGCCCCACGAGCGCTAACATTCAAAGTAGACGCAGCGGTGTTCGTGTGGTTTGGCTCAAAAAACACTCGATTTCCAGCAGCGTATGCCGATAAAGAAGGAGAAGGGGCCAGTGCATAAACGTTGCTGCTTCCTGTCGTAACAGCATATGCACCCGTATATGGAGAAGAAGCAGATGTTTGCGTCGTGGAATCAGGGAATTTAAACCCTCCAGTGCTACTAAAAACGATTCCCCCAACTTCTAATGGAACCGTTGGGCTGGCCTGGAGTATTCCAACTCTGTTGTTGCTCGTGTCTACCTTCAACGTATTGGTATCGATCGTTACATCACCAGAACCTGTCAGGGTTGTCACGGTTGCCGCTGCCGCACTGTTCGCACCGATAACCGTGCCGTCTATAGCGCCACCATCAATATTAACGTTGCCCATAGCGAACTTATCAGTAAGGTCAGCTACAATAGCACCAGACCCACCGCCATCAGCATAGATGATCTTCGTAGTTCCGTTGGGAACGGTTACGTTTGCACCCGAACCCTGAGAAAAAACAATGTTCTGGCTACCAGAGGTGTTGTTGTACACAAAGAAGATTTTATCTGCGTCGTTCGGGCTAATAGTTATCGTATTAGCTCCGGACAAAGATCCACCAAAAACAATGAGCTTGTACTGACCATCACTTGTAGAACCATCGCTAGTGGTTAACGTGTGCGTGCCCCCACTTAGCGTGACCGCACCAACACCATTGATTGCTCGATCAATGATATCAAAATTCGTGTTTACCGTTGCACCCCATGTACCAGATTGCGCACCTGTGGCCGGTTTTTCAATTCCCGTGTTTGTTGTATAGGTGCTCATCACATACCCCTAGGCCGCAATTTCTATCCATGTAGTCGTAGTGCTCGGTACCATGTTTGCCCAGACATTTACAGTTTCATCGTCCCCTATGTGGCCTGTGCCCGATACTCCGGTAGGGAACATAACCGCTGTGAAAGAGGTGGTAACACTTCCAACAGCTCCCGTGCCAGCCAAACCAGTCACAGAAACAGAAGAACCAAAACCTACCGTAGCACTGCCAACGGCACTCGTACTCGCTACACCGGTGACACTAGGTCTCGCTGAAAAATCAACTGAAACGCTACCAACCGCTCCCGTACCCACAACGGTGGTGACATCTACGAATTCAGTCTCGCCAATAGAGCTGAAACCGTTCGTAGAAAAGGGTTGAATACCAAAGGACAACCTCTTTTACCCCTTTATCTCAAAACAATTTTTCAGAGCAGGCACTAGTCTTCAATCTCCACCCATGCAGTCGTGTCTGCGTCGTAGTAGTACACCCCATCTTCAGGCGGATCGGGCCGGATGTCTACAGATGGATCTAGCGTCACGTTAGATTGCAAATCCTCTTCCGAGATGCTCAAAGACGTCGTAACCAGATCAATTTTTTCGTCATCAGTCATCGAAGCCGGATCAGTGCCTGGAATGGCAACCATCCCAGAAATCTCTCCCACGGCATCCCCCTCGGTGCCTCGTAAAGTCCACGACAGTTCAAAACCAGAATCACTGAATATCCATTGATAAATCATGGTGTCACCGTCTGGACTGCGCCTGTCATTGATAATTGGGTAAAGCTGCCCCACGACACGCCGCCGTCAGCGCTTGTCCGCCACATAACGCGACCGTCAGTACCAGAAGCTACCGCGTTTGATCCTCTTCCATAATTCCCAAAGTTTGAATCCGATGATTCTTGGGCTCCGGAATTTTGATAATTACCGCTATCTGCCCCCACACCGTTTACCATGGAGCCGGAAACATACCCCGTCATGGACGTAAGCAGGAGCCCAGATCCACCGCCACCGGCCTCCCCGTTATTCTGCCCACCGCCTCCACCGTAATAGCCACCACCGCCACCGCCGGTCCCATAGACCGTGTTCTCATTGGCGGCACCACCAGCGAGTGCTGCTCCCTCACGGGCACCACCAGCGGAGGCTGTTCCGCCCTTACCGTAACTTCCGCCGGATGGGGCGTCTCCGCCGCTTGTCCCGCCGCCGTATCCACCGCTTTTGTAGCTGCTGCCATCACCAGAACCGCCGCCGCCGCCGCCAGCCATTGCGAGAGCATTTCCTTGGTTAATGGTCGAGGAGCTGAAAACGCCCGAGAACCCACCCCCTGCTCCAGAGCCGTAGTAAGGCTGTTGGACGTTGCCACCTTTAGCGCCACCACCTTGATTGAGCGTCCCAGCGGCACCTCCTGTCGCGCCGCTTCCAACTGATCCGCCCTTACCAACGATGACATACCAAGGCCCCGCAAATGTGGTCACAAAAATAGTGTACCCAGCGCCGCCGCCTCTTCCGTAATAGTTGCCTAAATAACCCGATCCAGCTCCACCGCCGCCGCCCACCATTCGGAATTCGTATATTGGCGGCACGGGCCATATGCTCGCCCTTTTTAGGAGATATTGAGCGGACAAATCCCAAACGCCGGTAGAATCACCACTAGACCAAACGGTTGTCGTAAGCTGCCTGGGGCCCATAATCCCGCCATTTTTGCGTCGTCCCGCCATTAAGCTTCAACCTCCACCCATGCAGTCGTGTCTTCGTCCCAGGCATATCGCTTCCCATCATCGGGATACGCGACAGGCGGCTCCCATAAAAAGGTATCGTCGTTTAACGTCCAGGAAGGGAAAGGTTGCGGCGCATGAAACCCTACGCCATCGACGTAGGAAAACCCTGTCCCAGCGTAGTTCTTGTTCAAAGCCACACCGTCATCTGGCGTGTTTGAGTCAGGTGCGTAATGGACGCCGCCTCGGGTGTTATACGAGGTCTGCACCCATGTTCCTGTTGTATGGTGGTCGATAAAATCCTGTTCAGCAACGATTACATTTGTAACTATTCCATCATTATTTACTTGAGCAAAATGTGTCATGCCGTGTACGATCCGCTTGAAGTGAATTTCACGAATGTATTACTACCAGACGTGGTTACCGTAGGGCTTCCCGAGGAAGTGCCGGAATAAACATCTGTTGGAATTTTGAGAACCACGACTCCAGATCCACCGGCACCTCCAACCTGTGCGGCGGTAGGACTTGCGGCCCCGCCAGTCCCGCCACCACCGCCGCCAGTGTTGGCCGAGCCAGCTTGACCTGCTGTAGTGGAGTTGCCTCCGCCATTACCGCCGCCGCCAGTGCCCCCAGAAGAAAAAGAGGTTGTGTTGTAGACCCCGCCTCCGCCGCCGCCAGCGTAAATGCCGCCTCCTGCGCCGTTATTCCAGGCTAATCCTGTCCCACCATCTGCGTGGGCGGAATTTGTTGCGGATGCGCCAGTCGTCCCCTTACCACCACCGCCGCCGCCTGGGTAGTTGGGCTCACCGTAAGCGGATCCACCCCCCGCAAGTCCTTGCCCCGACGTGCCCGTGCCAGGAAATCCAGATGCGGATGATGGATTACCCGTCCCTCCTGCTCCACTGCCGCCGTTTCGGTCAGCACCACTATAAGCGTCATTAGAATTAGGAGAACTGCCACCACCCACCGACGTTTGCGAAAACGCAACACTGTTTGCCCCCGGAGCGCCTTTATTTCCACCGGCGTCCGCCGCAGGACCGCCCGCACCACCCGCACCTACCGTGAACGAATAGGTTGTTCCCTGAACAAGTGTGAGATCCTCGGCAGAAAGCATACCTCCAGCACCGCCACCACCTGTGCCACTGTTGGCCGATCCACTGCCTCCCGCACCGCCACCACCGGCGACTATCAAATAATCAATAACAATCGTAAAGATTGGCCAAGTCGACTGGTTTCGCTGCTGCTCCTGTAATGACCAAATGCCGACAGCCGCCGAACGGGTCGGCACAGGACCTAATGGCCCAATAATTCCGCCATTGCCAGCCATTAGGATATTTCTTCGTAGGAAACTACGAAGTGAATGTCGTTTGCCGTATACGCCTTCACTGCAAGAACGGAACTTTCCTCCATATATATGGAAGTGTCTTTAGAAATCACCACCAACGTCGCGTCCGCTGGAACTGCAATTGTGCTCGCGAGCGCATATCCCGTCGAGGAAACGGTCGAGCCTACCGCAGTAGTCGTCGATGGGTGATACGAAACGTCAACATTACACGCACTGGAGCCGTCTACGTTCGCAGCCGTTAGAGAATTAATCTTAAAAACTTTAGAGGAACTGGCCGGGTTCAATACTAGGCTAGTCAAGTTCGTATCTGCTAAAGCATCGTAGAAGATCTTGCCAGTAATCGTGGCAACATTGACAATATTAGGCGCTGACATGAGGTTCTCCTATTAGCCGAATACTATAGCGGCGGCAATCGCCTTGCCCATTGAGATTCCGGCGGATTGGGTGTTGGCTATCGTGATAGCCGAGGCCCCATTAGTCACCGAAATCCCTGTTCCAGCGGTGATAGTCGCTTTCGCCAAGGTGTTCCCAGTGGTGTTTCCTACTAGAAGCTGACCGTTCGTGTAGCTACCTTGTCCTGTTCCACCATCAGCAACGGCTAGGTCTCCTGTAGACAACTGTCCACCGCCAGTTGTAGAAAGCGCACCCGCCGCTAAGGCGGTCGGAAGAACCAAATTATAGGAGGCCGTTGCACTATGCGGAGGAGCAGATAAAGAAACGCCATGACTATTGTTTTCACAATTAAGCATGATTTTGGCAGAATTCGTGTTCCCTTTAACTACAAGGTATCCTGTACCATTTGCAGTAAGGTCCACGTTTCCATTCGTATTAGTGCTGCTGAGTTCGTTTCCATCTAACTTCAGATTATCAATACGAGCATCAGTAACGACACTGTTGGTCCCGAGCGTTATGGCGTCTACCGCTCCACCATCTATATCCACACTATTAGCTGCTTGCGTAGCGATGGTGCCTAGACCAAGAGCAGATCGTGCACCAGAAGCATTGCTAGAACCCGTTCCACCATCAGCAACGGCTAAATCAGTGATCCCAGAAACAGTGCCACCACTAATGGCCACGCTAGAAATATTGACTACACCGGAAGCATCGGCGTAAACAGATTTCCCAGAAGGGTAAGTGCAGAAAACGTCCTTAGTTCCTGACGCAAAACTTTGGGCCGAACCCGAGTTAGAACTAGCCAGGATAGTTGTTCGGGCTAACGTCGCCCCTGAAGAGGTATACGTTCCAATGCCTACTTCCCACTCATTTGCAGTTCTATGCGCCACCGCGTAATAAGTCGTATTGCTGTTTCCGACGACAGAAAAAGCATCAAAACCTGTCACCGCTCCCGCCAAACTAAACGTCCCGGTTCCCGCCGTCGTAGTGGTTTCACGAACCCTATCTTTGACTATAAGAGCCATTTACTACTCCTTAGGCAATACGAATTATCGCCGCGCTAGAATTCGCTATCGGAAACTGAACAGTGAAATCTCCAGAAGAAGCAGATTTGTCCGAACCAAAATCTAAGACACAGACAGCCGGATCTCCGGTAGCTGATTCATTGAAGATCATGGCCCCTCGGGCCGTAATAGAAACGGTACTGAAGGTTAGATCCGAAAAGTCGGTAAGACCCGTTGTTCCGCTGCTCGTAGGGGTTACATTCGTCAAAGCAGCCCCTTTAGCAGAATACCCCGTTCCGGAGGTTTCATTTGAGGAGGTGTACGCTGCCGTAGCAGCACCCAAGCTCGCTGAATTCGTGTACAGAGCAAGATTAAAAGTGTTGCCAGAGCTGTTAGTAAAGTTGTGCGTCGCGGTCATCAACTCTTTTTTGAACGAAGTGCACATCGCTTGTGAAATGGCCATTAAAGTCTCCTTAAAAGCTCCGCTAGATCGTTGTGCCCCTGCGTTTTCAACAGGTTGAAAAGAGTTGTTCTGTCTGAAACAACCGCTTGTTTCATGTAGTACACTAAAACATTGCGTAACGCATCACAATATGCTCTAGCTTGCTGCTGGATCTCAGGAGGAGCATCATCTGAAATCTGGATTATTTTCTCTAAACAGCGGTCCGCCACCTCTTCAGGGGTATGCCCTCTGTTAGAAGTAGATGAAACCGAAACAGAGGCAACAGAGGAAGAAACTTCTACCGAAAACATCAGGTGCCACCTTGCTGCATAACAAGGCCCATCCTGTAAGCATCTGTGACTTCGTCCCATTCACCAAGGGTTTTCAGCCGCCCCAACGCCTCCACATATCGTTGTTGGTAGTTCGTAAGCAAATCCTGCTCGCCCTTCATAAAGGTGTACGCCTCGTATAAAGAGCCATAGAGAAGAGCCAAAGGAGCATTTATGCTCAACCACGTTGTTCCGCTTCCTGCCCCAGCCGTAAGTGAGTCTGGCCGAAAATAATAGTGAAGTTCGGTCACATAATTGGAGTCAGGTGTTGGGGCCACGATAATGTTCGTATTATTGAACTGAGAGTAGTATTTAGGCGTTCCATCAAGATTAGCAGGATTTACCGACTGAATGTAGGTGACGTTCTTACGAAGCAAGAACTGTTTCGTAGAACCACTAGTGATAGAAAGAGAGTACGCTGATAAATAATCAATGGGAAAGGCTAAAAACTCTGAACTTATAGTGAAAGTTCCTTGAACGTTTTTTCTAAAGATAGACAACTGCGCCTCTGTAAAAATACGCTGCTCCGCATTTTTGATAAAATTCGTAAGCTGACTTACAAAGGTTGTCTCTGTGTTCTCTGTATAATCTTGAATAGCAGTTTTCATCTGGTCAAGTGTATAACTCATGCCACTACCACCACGGTTCCAAGAGAGGTTATTCCTGTTAATCCTGCCGCAGAGCTAGATGGGGGAAAGATTTTCCCATCCCCTACAGGTATTGTAAAAGGCTCTTTTTTGTCTACTCTAGGATCCTTAAGAGCTTGGGGATCGGGAGGAGGATTGTGCGGTTGCAACTGTGGCGCCTTCGGCTCATAGCACTCTGAACAGACTTTGAAACCCGTCCACTCTTTTCGCAAAGACAGGTAATCGTACTGCTGTCCACATCTATCGCAGATACCTTTAGAGCGTTTCCCAGTGGCGTAAAGTCCGCTCATACGCTTATGAACCCGTAAAAGTCTTTAGCTGGAATCAAATTCAAACTAGCCCGATCGCGATCTTCCGCTGCGGCCCGTTCAAACTCTTCCTCATAAACCGCTTTTAGTATAGTGGTCAACTGAGGATTTTTCTTCATAGAAAGATAATAAGCCAGTCCAGCCGTAAGGCAAGGGTAGAACCGGAACGGAACCTGCGGCCCGTTTATGTACGTATCCGCATCATCCATACGAACGAGTCTGTCGTAAACGAATTCGTAATCATTCGAATTTGGAGTGCTGAAAAACCGAATAGAAGGCTGTATCTGACGATCTACATAGAACTGCGTAGGTTGAGAGGTGCTGAGCTTACTGGTGAGGTTTAGATATTGATCACGGCTGATTCTATTCAAAGTTGTGTCTGACTGGGTAGAAGTTCCTGCGTTCTGACGCAAAACGCCAGATAGAACATCTATCGTAGCCTCTATGTCTTCAAAAATTAGCGCCGCAGAAAGCGTTGTCGTTGCTCCACTGGTGCTTCCTGTTAAAGTTTCTCCTGATGAGAAGGTTCCGGTAGGAAGGGTCAGGGCGAGCTGAGTAGCCGAAGGTTTTGAAGTAATGTTAGCGGTAGCCGCGCTGACACTTCCAGTGACAAGCTCCGCAACAGAAAAGCTAGTGCTGGCGGCGACCGTAGCCACCAAAGTTCCAACAGGATAATTGGTTATTCCAGTAGCCAAGGGAAGGGTCTTTTGCTCTATCGTCCACCTATTCAACCCCCTGTTTGCCCAATCAGCAAACAAAAGATTCAAAGATCGTTTAGCAGAATCTAAATCGTATCCCGTACGAGGAACAACACCCAACCGCTCATAGGCTTCTTCTATGTAGTCAGATATTTCTAGGGAAAAATCTTTAGAATTAGAAAAAGCCATGTTGTTCACCAAGCCTTACAAGACCAGTACCGAGCAGAAAACTTATCTTTTGCAGACTCACATTTATGTCGCGCTCTGAAACTTTTTCTTCTAGCGGGCTGGTCTTTTTTGATGCTCATGTTAGGATCTCCAAAACGAACCAGCTTAACTTCGTCACCCTTTTTAGCTAGAACGGCCGATTTCTTTTTCGCACTGGGCGTTCTTTTAGGCTTGTTAAAACCGCCAAACGTCTCGCCTCGATACTTTAATCGACCGCTCTTTAACCGTTCTACATTTTTAGTGCTAGCCATCCTAGCGGTATTTAACGGCCATTCGGGTTTGTCCGCCCTTACCGCCCTTTTTATTGCCCGCGTAACGAACAGGGCCACCACCCATCATTTTCTTAGGCTTCAGTTGTTTTTTACCGCCTGAAATTTTTGGTGCTGCTCTGGGCATTTTACGTCCTCTTCATTTTCTTAAATGTTTGCGCCAAACGAGCCCGTTGTCCCAACTTACCCGGTTTTGTTGCAGCAGCAGCGAGTGCTTTCGCTGGAATCTTTTGGTTTTTCTTTATACCCAAAGATTTTCGCAATGCTCCAGGCTTTTTAATTGCTTTGCCGATCCAGTTCCTAGCCATACTCTTTCCTCATATACAGAATGACTGTATATGTGTCCGCGTTAGTATGCCCTATCGTGGTGAACAACAAATCTCCTGTTTTGCCACTACCAGAATTGTTAGGAAAGCCGCCAAAATCAGTGTAGTCGTGATGACCGCTTTGATTTTCACCCAGCTCTATACAGAACAAGTTGGTGGAGGCATCCCAAAGCAGCTTAACTTTCATGCCAATGCACTGCCACCAGATCTTTTCTATGACAACACCTGTGCAAACCGTTCCGTTAGGGAGAGCAGTCAAAGCAGAAACATCTACTTTCACCACATTGGCTTCGCCAGTGCCGTCTGAAACATTGGTAAGCTTCAAAACAGCCGTTTTCTGACCATCAATTATCGTTTGAGAGGCTACTACATCTGCCACTGCCTACTCCTTTATTTCACCGCGCAAGACCATCGCCTTACGGGCTGCACTTCCCACGGGGGGAAGAACAGTTGCCGTCTTGCGGGTCTTTTTAGCTACAGGGGGGTTTTTAACCCAAGCCTCATTTTCCGGAGTGCTCGGATCATCCGCAACAAAATGTCCTGAAGTAGCTCTCGCCCGAGTTCGCTCTACCATGAGTCATCTCTATCGCGTCTGAGAAGCGAGGAGATAATCAATGTTTGCCGATTTGGTTCCAGTGGCCGATCCAGACAGTTGCATGGCCGCAACCGCTAGATTTTCATCATCCGGAATGTTGGTTGTATGGGTGGCAACCTTGGCCCTATTGACAAAAAACTCGACAGAGCCGGTTCCTTTGACATGAAACCCTAGGGTTTGAGAAAACGCTTTGGCATCAAGACCAGTGTCTGTCGAAGTCTCGGTCCCATTTTTTTCTGTGATCGCTAGGATCCTGCTGCCACCATCATTGATCTGAAAGACTATACGGTCGGCAGCAGTAAGCATTGCTTCTGGATTCGTAGCGAAATTAACTGTAAGGCCAACGCACAGATCCATGTTGTCGCCTTCTGCGTCAGTGATCCAACACTTGGTTTCGAACCAGATATCTCGACCAGAGTCCACTCTGAATATTTCGTTGCCTTGAACACTCGCGCCATCATTGTCGGTAGTAGCGGCGCTAGAAAGAACCAACGTCCCACTCTCTGCATCAGCGCCAATGGCAGCGGAAGCACCAGAGTCTTTTACAACTGTCCAGTCACTCGTTGCATCCAACGCAATGCCGGTGAAGTCATCCATGAGAACAACGTAGTCAGGGTTCACACCAACGGGAAGGTCAGCAAACCATTTTTTGGAACCATTGACACCCGCGTATAGAACCGGGCCAGTGAAATGAACAGCCATGTGAAAACTCCTGTCGTGGCTAGTGTCAGCGAAAGTGCTGTCAGGGTAGCCGTATCATAGGCAAAAAAGAAGGGAGGCACAAGCCTCCCTTCTCGCTAGGCAAAAACCTAGAACTAGGCACCCGGTGAACCGAACACACAACGAGGGTCGGAAACACCGAAGCTGTAACGTTCACGCGCTTTGTAGCGAACATTACCAGTATCGAAATCGCCTTCCATAGACGTTTTCACTGGTGAACGCTCAAAGTGCTTGAATCCGTTAGGAGCATCAGTCTTGATGAAAAACGCATCAGTGTCGGTCAAATAGTGGTTGACCGTATAGCCATCCGCCAACATACCCATGTTGCGAATCGCATTGATGTCGTTATCAGCAGTTCCTGGACGAAGAGTGCTCGCCATCAACCGGTCGGCAACAAACTGAAGCGCCGGGGGAATGACAAGCTTACGACCTTGAACAGCCACCAACAGACCGCGCTCATCAATGAACGCGGCAATGTCAATGAGAGATTGCTCAAGAGAAGTTTCGTTAAGGTCTGCTGAGGTAGTGAGCTCATTACGGAAGTTTCCACCACCAACCGTGGGGTGGTCCGTAGCACAAAGCTCCTTACCATCACCAAAGGTGAAGGTGCTATCAAAGGCATTGTTAAGGATGTTAGCGCCTTTGACTTCCTTAGTGTTGGACATCGAACGAGCTAGAGCCCTGGTGTAACGAGTGCTAAGACGGTCGTAAAGGTTATCCTCAACGGCCTCCTCAGTAATCGCAAACGCAAGAGCAATAGTTTCGTGCGTATACCGCGCCGTATAAGCTTCGTTCGCAGTGTCAAACGAGACCGCTGCTCCCTCAGACTTAACTGGTGCTTGCCCAAAACCACTAAGCATAACCTCTTCTTCAAATGCACGGTCAGAGCTTTCGGTTTCGAAAACATCCGACCACTCATCTGAGTAGCGGTCATACTCCATTCCAAAAAGAGCGTTGAGACCCGGCTCAAGCTCTTTCATCAATTGTGAACGACTAATTGGCATCGTTTATCTCCCTAGATACCAGCACCCGTACCGTTCGCATTATAACGGTAAAAGTGATTGTTGAGGAGGACGATAGCCAACATACCCGCAGCCGTCTGGTCAGAATTAGACGGGCTATCACTGAAACCAACAACACGAAGATTCAACGTGTTGGTAGTAGCCAGTGTAGACACGGCCAATTCCGCCGAAGAAATACCAGTCGTGGTATCTCCAGACGTTCCGCTGGCAAAGTTAGCATTCGCATGAACCGCCGCATCAGTAGCCGCTGCGTCACAATTGATCAAGAAGAGCTGATCAGGGCTGGCAGAGACATGAGCGATGGCTTCGGTGCTGGACTTAATCGAAGCAGTACCGGGCCACTTATTGGTAAAAGTGGGGGTACCATTCAAATCCGTATATTCACACCCAATGAACGCGCCAAGAAGGGGGACAGTTCCACCAGCCGCCGCACCAACGATATCAATGAGACCGTTGGCTAGAGGAATAACAGGAGTACCTTGATAAATCACACTGGACGTACCGGCAGTTCCCGCAAGCTGGATCTTGAACTTTTGTATCCCGTTCGAGTTGACGCCTTCACCAAGCATGTTGTACGGACGAAGTCCAAACGCGGCATCAATATTAGCCATTTTTGGATCCTTCCTTTGTTGCTAGGTTTCAGATTCAGCAGAAGGTCGTCTTCCGCCGAAAGTCACACGAGATTGCCTATCAGTAGTGATAGGCATACTTGGGTGTTCCTCTCGCATTAAGTCATTATCAACAGCTTCAATCTGCTGCCGAGTGCGCTCACGAAAGTGAGCGGAGCGTTCGTTTCTGGTCTCCAAAGGAAACCGAGCTAACAAGAGGCCACCTACCCCAATAACGCCAGAATGCTTACCATCCTGAACACTTGGGGCTTCGAAGTCTGGGTATTCGTCGCTGCGAACGAGTTCGAAGCCTTCACGAATACGCCCGGAAATATTTTTCCTATCGTCGTAACCCATGACACTTTCACGGATCCAACGATGAATATACCCTTCCGGGGGAGGCGGAGCATCCAAAGAGGATGGAGGGGTCCAAGGCTTGCGGCGAGAGTCAGTTGCTCTCGATGACGAGGCACGGGGTGTTTTATCTACCATTACTGGCTCCGTGTTTCTAGCAAAGAAACTTGCTTTGCGTAGTCTTCTAGAGATACACCAAGTTTCTTGGCAATAGCAACCTGACTTGATGATAGTTTCACAGATTTTTTCCCATTTTTCCGGGAAGAAGAGCTGGCTCGTCCCGTCGAAGCGACATTGGAACGACGAGGGGTACTCGCACTTTCTTCCGCTTCTGAAAATTTATGGGGGAAATTATCCCGCATTCGACGATCAATCTCAACGTAGTAATCGTCGCTTTCAGGATCAAAACCCTGGTTCTGCACAAGGTCTTTATGAATGCTAAAGGCGGTGAGCGTCATCGGCTCGTCCGCTCCAAACCAATCGTTTTTAGAACTCCAACTTTCAGCCTTCTTGCTAGGAGGGGCTTGTTGCGGAGCGGCCTGTTGCGGAGCGGCCTGTTGTGGCGCATCTGGCACCGCAACTTCTTGAGCCTCAATCTGCCGCTTGGCATAACTCAGCCGCTCAGCTTCTAGCTTGTTCTTTGCAACTTCACCTTGCAGTTCTACCTGCGCATCAACATCCCCTCGTTCAATAGCGTTCTTAAGCTTATCGTTTAGGGATCCCTCTGAGAGTTTAAGGCGCGTATCATACTCTGATAAGTAGCCTTGATCGGACTGCTTTGCCCTTTTTTCCGCATGATCGAAGTTAGTCTTCAATCCTTGCGCATAATCCAACGCTGCTTTTTCGCGGCGTTCTGCTTCGCGCATTCGACTCGTAAGCTTATTGATTCTCTTCTTGACCCCGTCAGAATACTCTTCTGCAGCGTCCTCTTTAGGCTCTGAAGTAGTGCTCGTTCCAGAAGGGGAAACTTCAACTTCCTCTTCTTCTGTCTCCTCTTCTACTTCAATATCCGTTTCTTCCTCAACGGGAAGATCGTGCATGTGCTCTGTTACAGACATGATTCACTCTCTCACATATGAACGATATCAGTGGGGTCTGAAATCGTAGCAATGATTTCATCATCATTGAGGATACGCACCTCTCCACCTTCTATCTTAAACCTGGATCCAGCATAGCGGCCGAATATCACCCAGTCTTTTTCCTTACACCAAGGAATGCCGTCAAACTTGCTCTCATCCTTATAAGCCAGCGGACCCACTCGCAGCACAAAGCCACAAACAGTCGCTAACGCTTCACGCTCTATGGTTTGGTCCGGGAGGTGTATCGAACCCTGCTTTTTAGCCCCTCTAAAGGGCAGCAAAAGGATTCTCCAGCCGGTAGGCTGAGGTAGCCGCTCTACCGTGCTGTCTGGGAGCTGTGTGGGGTCTAGAACTAGATTGTTTTCCTTAACATACGCGTCTTTAATCAGCTTCGGTCTCATCATCTATCCTTTTTAGCAGGTCTCTGAGATCCTGTTCGGTTGTTCCGATTTCTGAAAGACTAGCTCTCAGCTCTCGAAACGCAGTGTAGTCTGGAACAACACCGTAGCTTATCGCGTCTTGTATCCCTTGGCGTCGTTCCTTTAATCTTTTTAGCATACGCTCAAACAGAAAGAAACTGGGGTCATCTCGCATTTTTATCTATTCTCGCCCTTGCTTTAGACATTGCTCTGTTGCCGAACCAAAACGCTATGATGGCTGAGAAGATCGCTTGGGTCTCACCGTCCCAAATCATCAAGATCGCAGTCTCAAAATTTACGGCAGGGTCTTGAACTGCTGCAAACAACAACGTGCCCTTAACCGTCGCAAACATTACGAAGAAAAGGTAAGTAAGGACAGGGCGCACAGAACCCCGGAGACCGTTGACAAAAGATCCAGAGTCGAGAGACTGATCATGCTCGTAAAGCCCTTTTGTTTCGGTGATTTCCGCTTCTACATCTAGCTCTTGGAGCTTTAATTCGCTCAATTGCGCTGCATATTGCGCTTTCGCCTGTAGCATGTCCAACTGTTGCTGGTTTGCTTGGCGCTGCTTGAAGTAGCCTAGAATTTCGGGGACGATAGAAGTTCCGAATCCAAGCAAAGTACCCAGAAGGCTCAGCACGAGGAAAGCTCCTATACTCATCTAACAAAAAGAGAAGATGACCTATTATTTCTTAGACATCCAAGCAGTCATCCCCATGTACGCTCCAACAATACCAGCTAAAGCGATATACATCGTGCTCACAAGACCACCAAGGGCAACTAATCGCGCCTCAGAAATCAAGGGGGTGCAGAAAAAAGTAGTCAAGATGAGCATAAAAACAAAAGAGCCCACCGCTATGTGCTTCTGCGTTTTGAATTTAAGGTGTGTGTCGTGTGCCGCTAGCTCTTCAGCGGTCACCACACCATCTTGGTCTAAATCAGCCATTAATGAACGCCTCTGAATTTAAACCCCTTCACCATCGCACCACGGCCACGGCTAGACTTTTCCGTTCCCTGAGGCGGGTAATTAGAAACTTCCACCGGACCACCATAACTTACAGTCTGGTTATCGGCAAAACCTCGGACGCCCGTGGCACGGCCAACAATCGTTTCTTTGTTCACTTCTACTTTTGGTGCACTAGCTTTGGGCATCTCACTCTCCTTTGGTTAAACTACTGTCCGAACATACCCTCAGTGTCCGGGTTGCTCGTATCATCGTCTACATCTAATCCATAGTCTCTAGCTAGACCCACAAGAGTATTCATTGCCATGAAAGGCCCAATAGGTCCAAACGCGGGCATCGACACAAGACCACCGGCGATGGTACCAACAGCCGAAGCAGCCTTAACAGCGTCTACGACCGCGTCAGGAATTCCGGACAGCTTTCCAAAAGTGCCCAATGGGTCCGTTACAAGGCCCACAATACCGGACACGGGACCGGTTACGCCAACAAAATCTGGCTTACCAAGTGACTGAGCACTAGAGGGACCTGCTGCGACAGCCGCCGTTTCCGCCGCCGCCGCCTGAGCCGAAGCAGCCGCCGCCGCAGAGGATGAAGCAGCCGCCGTTTCCGCCGCCGCAGAGCCTTCAACATCCGGAGGGTCATTCGGATCAAAAGTGGGAATCCCATTCTTCATCTTTTGTCCGCCCAAAGCGGTGATTCCACCACCGGCACCTCGCAACATCGCCGCCTCTTGCGGATTGATGTAGGCAAGGAAATGGTCACTCACCTTTTCGGGGACCTTAACCTCACCACCTTTTTGAAGGTTCGATTCAGCTTGACTCGATTCCTCGGAAGGGTCGGAGGCCACTGAAGAAAGGCCAGAGAAAGGGTTCGAAACGGGAATAGAAATACCTGGCAAAAGCCCAATACTGTAGGAAACACCCTGAAAAGGATTTGCCCGCGCCTGTCTAGCTCTTTCCCGTTCAGCTTTTTCCCGCGCCCGATCCAGCTCCCTTTGTTCCCTCTCTACCTGCGCCATAAAACTCACATGGTCTAGTGTCTCTGCTAATGAACGCGGAGCGGCCTTTCTTTCCCGCTCTCTCATATTGGCCCTTGCCCTAGCATCATGTTCGCTAGTGGCTTGGTCTACCCCCGGTACTCCTCCAAAGGGAGACGCCGAAGTAGGTTGGCCGACACCATG